GTCAAGGACAGTGAGGCCGTCTTCGTCTTTCTTCCGCTGGATTGCCTGCTGTGCCAAGCTACCAAGCTGGGCATAGGACTGGGAGTTGATACGGGAAGCTACCCGGTCAGTCACCAGGGTTTGAATACCAGTGACGGTGGGGGTGATGCTAAAGACCGTATCAGACATCTGCTGTGGGTTATCCAGCGTGGTAGTCTCGGTGATGTTCTGGGCACTAAGCGCAGCCATCGAGATCTCACGCCAGCTGGTGCCGGTCCCCTCAGAAAGGGTGACCTTGTCCACCAGGTTGGGCATGACGCCCTCATATTCACGGACCTGTCGAGCCGACGCCACAACGGTATCAAGGCTATCGGCTAGTGATTGGGTAATGGTGTCGCCAGCAGCCATAGCTAGTTCCTACCTTCGTTTGTTTATTTTGGTTGCCCTTGCGTGTTCTGCGCGGCTAGGGTTGTCCATCTTACCGTATGTCTGAGTGAACCACGTCCAGTCATCTTGGCTGGCACCACCCCCAGCACTAGCGGGGCCAGTATCTAGGTCATAGATACCGGCTTCTTCTAGCCGTTGGGTGGCAGCTTTACGTTCCTCATCTCTGACGTTATCAGTCGCCTGGGCGGCCTTACTGCGCTCTGCTTTCCGTACCACTTCATGGGCTCGGACCAATGTACTATATAGCCCGGCCATGCTCTTATTCTTATGAGCCTCTACCCATGTTTGGCGCACGTCTTCTAGCTCTGGAGCTTCGTATAGACTAAGGATTTCATTCCCGTCCACGTCATGCATCGCCCCACGTAGCTGTTCAGTAAGTGCTTCGTATCGGCTCTGGTACGTCCTACCACGCTGGTTGTTCTGTGATTGCGCCTGTATTTGAGTGAGCTGTTGTGGAAGATTCTCGGTGTCACCTTCCGCTAATGCTTTGATCAGGGCTGCGTTTGATTGCTCCATAGCAACCATCCGGTCACCTATACCAAGAATAGCGGTATCAGTGTCATCGCGCTTTCGATTCCTACCTTGCTCAGTCTTTAATTGCTGCTCTAGCCTTTCAGCTTGAGTCTTCCAGTCTACTTCTGGCTCTACCGTAGCCTCGGTTTCAGCTTCTTGTACTTCTGGTTGTGGGGCGTCAGGTTCCTGAGTTACCACTTCCTCCGATACTTGCTGCTCGTCTGCCATATTACCTCCGTGAGTTACCTGCTATAGGGTCGTCACAGTTATATGAAAGCACTGGGACTACTAAATGTCAACTATCCACCGCTGCGTAGCCTCTGCAACCACTGTGCATCATCTTCTATAGGCTCAGTAGGGGTAGAAGGAGCTGCTTGCCGTTCAGGGTATAGATCAGGTCTAGCCTGCCTAGGATCTCTAAGCTCTAACGCCTGAGGGTTCTGGTCATAGCCCATCCGATCTATGATGCTCCTCATCTCCTCGATACCCTTCCCAGTCACAGGACTTGTCTCATAGCCCCAGTGGACCAGTTTCTGTTCCAGGTATCCTGCCTGGGCATCGCCTGCTTGATCCCGTTTCATCAGCCAATCTGAGGTCATAAGGCTGACCCATGTCTGTGTCCTTCTAACCGCCGGGTTAGCCATGCGTTGGGCAGTCACGCTCATGTTCCTATACTGTTCGTAAGTAAGACGCTGTTCTGGCAGTAATTCTTTCGTGTTCTTGACTAGCTCCTCCCGCCAGTCCCACACCTCACGTAAGGCCCGTTTGTCATCGCGTAACTGCCTGGCCGTAGTGTCGTTATTCAGCCCAGAGACACTTAGTACGTACTCTAGTTCTTCTGGAGCGTGGTCGTCCTCGAACTTCTCCATCAGTTCATCGAAGATACCCCAGAGGATCGTATCGCCTGTCCCCTTGGACAGCTCGAAGACCTTGTGGTAGTCGAACATGGCCTGCTCGAATCTATCATCAGCCTCAGGTTCTTCTTGAAAGAGTTCGTAATCCCGAATGGTCTTCTCATGCTCGGCCCAGCGGCGCTTCTGGATGCCTTCTAACCGATCTCGGTACTCGATCCCGTCTACCGGGCGCACGCCTTTCTCCAGGTCTTCGGGGCTTACAGGTTTATGGAGCTGGCTTGCTAGTTCAGTCTGTTCACGAATAAACCTAGTGTCCTGTTCATCCCATTCCCTGGACGCATCTCCGTATGGACCCCGACCTGTTCGGACTATATCCTCGGCTATGGTCGGGAATTCTTCTTCCATAATTTTCTTTTCGAGCGGGTCGGCGTCGTACCAGGTCTTGCCCCGTTCCGTAAGGCCCTCCCTTACCCTGCGGCGATACAGTTCATGCTGTGGGTCATTCATCGCCTCTTGAAAGAGTATGTCCATCTGGGCATTAGGCGACGCACGCCCCTGCAGACCGAATACTTCAGCCGCGATAGCCTCGTAGCGCCCTTCTTCTATGGCTTCAATGACACCACCCACCGATATAGGTTCACCGAACTCTGAAAGAAGGGCGGGAACGCCACTGATGCCGGTGACAACCTCACCTTCAAAGGTACGGTATTCACCTGTGACCATCATGCGGGCGGTGATATTCATAGCCTTGATAGGTACGCCGGCGCGGCCTTTCAGGAAGTTAGTAGCCTCTTTCCAGGCTTTGGCTTCGTCGCCCTCTATCAAGGCCAGACTGATCCTGGCCATCGTGCGGAAATAGCCATACAGCGGCCCCATCAGGTTGAAGTAAGTCCTGCCGACGGGGAACTGGAACCAGTCTGCCGCATACGGGTCATGGAAGTTCGGTGGTCTGCCGGTCTGCACGTAGTGGATGCCAGTGGTCATAGATGTAACGCCCGCCAGCATCGACATCAGAGCCCGTTTGGCTTCTATGCTATCTGCTCCGCGAGTAGGGCGCACGGCCAGAGCTATCAGCCCCATATTGGCACGCATGAACCGCGCCGCAAAGGCTGTCAATGCCTCTATGGTCCTCTGTGTGGGCCTGATACCCAAGATGGCATGGCTCTCAGTGCCTAGTTCTTTCCGTATAGCCTTGCCAAGGTCGATCAGGGCGTTTCGCGCCTCGTCTGATTCCAGGGGTATGAACTCGTTAGGTTTGACCCGCCCCTTGAATACCTTGGTCCTGGTGGCCTTGAACATCTCTGTCTGGCCTATGATGATGAACCACTCAAAAGACCGCTGGAACGCTTTGAACGCCGGCCCGAACAAGGGCAACCTGGTGGGTACGGACGCTATACCTGTCTGGGTGAACATATATTCGGTAGGCATGATGATATGGCCTAGTTCCGACCCTTCATCCATGAACGGGCGGTTCTTATTCGCATATACCCACGGGGTACGGACAAAAGCCTGCGTACTCTCGCTAACGGCTCTAAACCAGGCGATGGGGTTACGCCAAAGTAGGGTCTGGCCGTTAATGAACATGCCCGCAAGGTCCACGTTGGTCAATAGAGCCCTGGATAGCTGGGCAATCTCAGCGGTAGTCTCTGGTATGGTACCAGTGAGAGGATCCGCTCCTCTCCTAGCACGCTGCACCTGGGGTATATAGATGTTCTCGAAGATCTCATCGACGAGTGAGCGGTCATTGATGTGGTAGCCCAGGAGTACCTCATGGAAATTCGGGTTAGCCATCGCATCTATGGCGCGGTACTGCCTATATGCGGTGATGAATTCAGCATCTGCCCTACGGAGGGCAAGTACGTTCTGGGGTGTAGGATTAGCTTGATGCGACTTTCGGGCTATGACACGGTTCTCTCTTTTAGACTTCAGTGTACCCTGGATTTCTGGGCCTTCAGTGAACCATTTTCTATCTGCCGCTCTCTCTGCTCGTGTCTTGAAAGGCTTACCTTCAGCGGTCTTTAACTTTAAGACCTTATCCCAGGCCATCTTATGGGTATAGCTAGCTATACCGGCGTTAAGGCGAGCTAGCAAACGCAAAGCCGGATCAGTCTCCCATTGGAATCCCAACTTAATCGCTTCATCCATGTCGTCGAAGACGCGCTCGAACATATAGTCTTCTTTGGCGCGGCCAGCGGGTGTCGGGCGAGTGGATATCTTCCTCCAGATCTCATCGAAAGTCTTCTGGGATTTGTGGCCTGCTGGCCCTCCGCGAACCATACGGTGCCAGTAGTTCTCTGCAAGGGTCTGGACATTCACATTGATGGCCTGGTTGCGGCGTAGGTTCTGCTCCATCATCTTAAGACCCATATCTATGTGGGCCTTCTGTTTTTCGTTCAAGAAGTAGACCTGTTTCTTCTTGCCAGTCGGCACGAACTCTTTACCAGTCCTGGGGTTTACCTCGGCTGGCACACGGATGCCCTTCTTCACCTCATCCATGTCTTTCAAGATGTCATCTATGGTGCCGTGCATGGGGGAATCATCGACAAGTCTAGCCTCGTAGCCGGTCACCTTCTGCGCCCGCCAGATTCCCCTTTTATTCATGGCGATGTCGCGCAGGCCCCTGATCTCTTTCATACCTAGCTCTGGGTAGGCTACGGCCCTCCAGGCCAGGACCGCGAAATGCGCCCGTGTA